GCGTCTGCTGCTCCGGTTGTCGCTCCCGTTGAGGCGAAGTGGTCAGATGCCCTTACCGAGCTAATCGCCTGGTTCTGGACCGAAGGGTGGCACAATCAGTACGGAAGTGTCACGATCACTCAGTCCGAAACTGTGAACCCACAGAACGTCAGCAGGATCAGGCAGGCGCTAACCGAGGTGTTCGGACCGTCAGGTGCGCTTCAGGTACGCTCTGAGCCTTCCTGGAGGGAAGACCACTCTTTCCAGGCTAACGGTAAAAAGATAGTCCACTTCCGGCTGAACGCTAAGGCCGGGCGTCAGCTCCTGGAACATGCTCCGGACAAGGTTGTCTCCACGGAGTTCCTGAGCCAGCTCACCCGGGCACAGCTTGAGCTGTTCTACCAGGTCTCTATAGATGCTGACGGAACCCGCAGGCCGGGGGGCAAGGGTGATGTTATCGCCCAGAAAGACAAGGCTAGGCTAGACGCCTTCCAGGTCGCGTGTGCTCTCACCGGACGTGCCGGGGTTGTCTGCGGGCCTAATAGCCGGGGCATGTACCACATGAGCGTGAAGGTAACTCCGTGGGTTAAGCCCAAGGGGCACAAGGAGTACGTATCCGATGAGGTTACGGATCTCGTATGGTGTGTCCAGACTCCTAACAAGAGCTGGTTCGCTCGCCGGAACGGGACTTGCTATTTCACTGGTAACACGACTGAGCAGAGTTCCCTCCAGCTCATCGATGCCCTGCGCCCGTGGCTGTGCCGCCTGGAGCTAGCGTTCTTCGATCTGCTGCCGGCCCGCCGCGTGGTCAGGTTCAACACCGACGCCCTGCTGAAGACCGACCTCGAAGCCCGCACTAACATCTACCAGACCCAGCGGAACATCGGCCTGCGCACGATCGACGAGCTCCGCGAGCTTGAGGGCCTGGAGCCGCTGCCGCAGGGTATCGGCCAGGAGGCTATGCCGCTGGTCCTGATGAACGCCATGGCGACCCGCGCCGGAGGTATCCCGAAGACCCTGCTCCCGAGCATTGCCCTGGAGATGGACCTGGCTGCCGACCGGCTGGAGAACCTGGAGAAGATCGGCCTGGGCACCCCCGACGCGCCTCCGCCGCTCACCCAGGACGCCGCCACCTTCCTGGCCGGCCTCGTGAACATCAACCGCTCCTACAAGCACAACGAGGCAGGGCAGGCGGCCGGGCAGCTTCTCCAGAACATCGAGAACAGGCTGCGCCAGCTGGAGGAAGACCGCGCGCACCCGGTTCAGGTCCCTGAGCTGCACGTCCACAACGAGCGTCCTGAAAGTGTTCCGGATGCGCAACAGAAGCAGGACAACTGGCGTCAGTACGTAGACGGCGCGATGAAGGATCTGCTGGCCAAGAAGGATGCTCCGCAGATCCCGGAAGTCCACGTCCACCTGCACGACCGCGCGTTCCCTGACACACCCGGAACCGGGAACAACCCGGCGGTCGCCCCGCCCGCTGTGCCGGTCAACAAGCCTGCCCTGGACAAGGACGCCACGGAGGACACGGACATCGACAACACGCCGGGCCTGTCTCACGACAGCGGCATGATCTCCCTGGATGTTCCTCACGGCACCCTGCCGCACCCGGACGGCGGTGTAGGCCACCACCACGTGACCCTCGCTTACCTCGGCGATCATGTCTCTGACGATGAGCTGGCGGCGGCAAAGGGCAAGGCGCACGAGGTGGCTTCCACGCTTGCCACGCGGCCTGAGGCAGACATCGGCGGCCCTACCAGCAGCTTCCACGGGACTAAGAACAACCCCGGTAAGCGCGTGGACTATGCCCCGGTGACAAACCCCAGTGAGGGGATGCACGAGCTCCACGACCGGCTCAGCCCGCTGAACAAGTCGGACTACGCCGATCAGGACTGGACCCCGCATGTGACGCTGAAGTACAGCGATCCCTCGGACAGCCCGGTAGAAGACACTCCGGTAAAGCACGTGAAATTCACCCATATAACGGTGAAGCGCGGCGATGAAACGACCCAGTACCCGTTCGCTGACGACCTATCGGATGAGGGATAAGCGTATGAGTACGTATGACCTGCATCTTTATTCGTGTCTCTTACAGTTGTGTTTGCGCTTCAGTTCTCCCGTATTATGGTAGTAGGCATCTACGTGACTTGCCGCCCTGTTAAGGAAAGGCGTAAGAGATAATGGCTCTGCTAACCCAGCCTGAGCGTGACGCATTGCCGGATTCCGACTTCGCCCATGTTGAGGAAGGCGACAAGGATGAGTCCGGGCGCACCGTCCCGCGCTCCAAGCGTCACTTTCCGATTCATGACTCCGACCACGTGAAGGACGCCCTCGCCCGTATCGGTGCTGGAGCTGAGCACGGCGAAGAGGCGCTCCCGAATGTCAAGGCGGCGGCCAAGAAGTTCGGCATGAACATGGATGAGAACGCGCACCGTTCTGACGAAAGCGACGCTGAAGTGACCGAGACAGAACTGCCCGAGCCGTCGCTGCTGGAACTCGGCATCGTTATCGAGCGCTCCAAGCTTTCCGCCAAGGACCGCAACGACCTCCCCGACAACGCGTTCGCGTACATCGAGCCGGGCGGCACCAAGGACTCTGAGGGCAAGACGATGCCCCGGTCCAAGCGGCACTTCCCCGTCCACGACGCGGCACACGCCCGTAATGCCCTCGCCAGGATCGCTCAGGGTGCCGAGTTCGGCCAGCAGGCCCTCCCCAAGGTCAAGGCCGCTGCCAAGCGCTTCGGGATCGACGCGGAGGCCAACCACGACCGCGCCCTGGAACTCTACGACGGTGAGATCAGCGAGAAGCTGGAAGAGCCTGAGAAGCGCGAGTCCCCGGATCTGTTCATCTTCCCCGAGCGCCGGTATCTCGCTAGCGCCGTCGAACTCCGGATGATGGAAGCTGACGGGGCTAAGATCCCGCACATCGACGGCTACGCGGCTCAGTTCAACAAGACCTCCCGCCACCTCGGTGAGTTTCACGAGCGTGTCATGCCGACCGCCTTCGACGAGGGCGAGCGCGCTGGCTGGCCGAACGTGGTATGCCGGTACAACCACAAGGACGACTTCCTGCTCGGCACTACCGGCGCGGGAACGCTCAAGATCAGCACCGATGACACCGGCCTGCACTATGACGCGACCCCGCCGCAGTGCCGCAATGACGTGGTGGAGCTCGTCTCACGCGGGGACGTCCGCTACGCTAGCTTCGCGTTCCGCTGCAAGCCCGGCGAGGGTGACGAGTGGGGCGTGACCGACTGGGGTACGCCGCTCCGCTCCCTGATCAACGTGGAGCCGGTAGACGTGGCCCCGGTCATCGACCCCGCCTACTTCAACACCTCCGCGAACGCCCGGAACATCGAAGGCGCTCTCATCTCCCTGGCTGCTCACAAGAACGCCGACGTGGAAGAGATCCGCTCGATGCTCAAGGCCGGCGAGGGCAAGAAGCTGTTTACCCGCACCGACCAGCCCAAGCCGAAGGCTCCTGACATGACCGCTGAGCACACCGAGACCGCCACGACCGAAGCCGAAGTCCGTGACGCCACCGAGGCTACCGAGCAGGCTGAGACCGAGGTCACGACCGAAGCGACGGAAGAGCGCTCCGCTGACGACTTCAAGGCCCGCATGCTCTGGGAGCTGAACTCCAAGCGCTACGCACCGGGTGTCACCGAATAGCCAATTTCTGCAAATCCCCGTAGAACTGCGAATGTTCTGCGGGGATTTGTATTTTGCAGCACAAACAGTTTTTAGTGGTACTATGGAGTATAGCGCTCAGGGGCGTGGATGAGTTAGCGCTAGCTCATAGCCGGTAACGCCTGAGGCACAGTTCATATCCATGTGCTGTGGCTCAGCCGCAGTTACCGAAAGGAACCCCTCGCATGTCCGACATGGACGTTGCAAAGGGCCTCGTCGAAGAGCGCAACCGCGCCTGGGAAGAGGCCAAGGAAATCCTTAGCAAGGGCTCAGAGCCCACCGCTGAAGAGCGGACTAAGGTCGAGAACATCAACACCAAGCTCGACGAGTACGACTCCCGGATCAAGACCATTCTTGACGGCGAGAAGCGTGCTCGCGAGACCGACGAGGCGTACAACACCTTCGCGGGCAAGAAGACCGAGGTTCGCGGCGGCGGCGAGCTCAACACCGAGTTCCGGGCAATGCTGAAGAGCATCGCTGCCCAGGAAGCTCCCGAGAGCATCCGCGACCGCATCGTCACCGTGGGCCCGACCCACAAGCACGAGTCCCGCATGCTCGCCCTCCTGGAGGACGGCGGCTCAGCGGGCTTCGGTGTTCACCCCCGTGACGCGCAGGACGTCGTTCGGAAGATCCGGGACGAGCAGCGTGCCCTGACCGAGGGTAACCTCGCGGCAGCGGCCAACGCCGGCTACACCGTACCGGTGGACTTCTACGACCGCCTCCTGGCCTTCCTGGTCCAGGTCTCCGGCATCATGCAGACCGGCCCGACGATCATGCACACCCCCGGTGGCGAGATCATCCAGATCCCGGTTGTGTCCGCGCACCCGGCTCCGGCAGGCAGCGGAATCTCTGCTGAAGGCGCGGCGATCGCCTCTGGTGACCCGTCCTTCGCACAGCAGACCCTGAGCTCGGTCAAGTTCGGCTGGTTCGGTCAGGTCTCCCGTGAACTGCTCGACGACACCGGCATCGACCTGCTCGGCTACCTCGCCATGGCGGCGGGACGTGCGGTCGGCAACGACCTCGGCAACGCCCTGATCAACGGCGGCGGCGTCTCCGGAAGCCTGCTCTCCGGTACCGGATCCGTGAACTCCTACACCACCGGCACAGCGACCGGCACGTCTGGTGTCCCCGGCTACAAGGACCTGGTGGCTCTCCAGTACTCCGTCATCGCTCCCTACCGTCAGTCCCGGTCGGCCTACTGGCTGATGCAGGACCAGTCGGTCGGTCAGCTGCGGCAGATCGTGGACACCGTGGGACGCCCGATCTGGGAGCCCTCCACGGTTCTCGGTTCGCCTGACCTGCTTCTCGGCAAGCCCCTCGTGGCAGACCCGTACATGCCGGCCATCGCCCTGAGCGCTACCGCGCCCATCGTGTTCGGTGACTTCGCGCAGTTCGTGATCCGCCTCATCGGCGGCGTGCGGTTCGAGCGGTCGGACGACTTCGCGTTCCAGAACGACCTGGTGTCCTTCCGGGCCCTGACTCGTGCGGACGGTCGTCTGACTGACCAGCACGCGGTCGCGGCGCTGAAGTGCTCCACCACCTGACCTAGGTCAGCGAAGGCCCCTGTTCTCCGGTAACCTGGAGGGCGGGGGCCTTCCTCGTTCTAGAGCAACCGAAAGAACTAGCTGTCGTGACCAGGCCAATTCACTTCTACCACGTGTGGGCGGATGGCGCGTGGGAATCCCCCCTTCGAGAACATGTAGCCCTGCTCAAAGCGTCCCGGTTTGCCGGGGAATTTTATGTCGGAGTAGTAGGCACGCCCGAAAATCGTAAGTCCGTGATTGCAGCGCTACCTGTGCACACCCTAGTCGCAGAAGCTGAAACCGGCTTCGAGCAAGTTACGCTGAAGGCGCTGCAATCCTGGGTTGCAGAACCGGATCCGCAGACCCCGGTTCTTTATACTCACGCTAAAGGTGCTGGGGTGCCAGATCCCTATCACGACCGCTGGCGATACGCCATGGACTCTAGGCTGCTTTTCTACTGGCGTGATCACGTTAAGTCCCTAGCTTCAGTAGACGCTATCGGCTCTCACTGGCTAGAGCCTGGTGTGGACTACAACCTAGGGGACTTCGAGTACAGGATAGACACCCCGTTCTTCGGCGGCAACTTCTGGTGGGCTAGCGCGGGCTACCTAGCTAAGCTGCCCCCGGTGAGAAACTCCAGCCGGTATGACGCAGAATCCTGGATCGGACTGGGCAACCCTAGGGTCCTGGATCTGGCTCCCGGCTGGCCCGTCTACTGAGGTAGGATAGACGTATGTTCGTGCGAATGATCAAAGATGTCCGTGGAACCGGTCGGCCGTATAAGAAGCCCTACCCGGACATCGGCTGCGTACTGGATCTCGGAGACGACGAGGTAGACCGGCACAACCTGGTGGATGTTCTTCACTGGGCGGTAGACGCCGAGGGCCCTGAAACTGAGCCCGAGCCTAAGTCGCTCACAGAACTCGCCCGCGCCGCCGGACTCGGCTCAGGACCGTCAGTAGCTC